TAGGCGCGGGCGCCGTGTCTGCTCTGTGCCGTCGCGCTTACGACTTTAGTTTGAGCGAAAAAAAAAAGGTGATCGACCGGTTTAGTTCTGGTATATAATGGGTTGACCGGATCGGATTGGCCGACCGGCAACGACACGGCGGGACCGGATGGCTAGGTAGCGGTCTGCAAAACCGTTTAACGGGGTTCGACTCCCCGCGCCGTGTCCAAACTATAGGAGGCTTTTAGCCATGAATATTGCAACACACGATCTAGGGCGAACCGCTCGACGCATCCAAGACGGCTTGGAGTTTGTGCACGACAACCCGCTCAACGTCGATTTTTTTCGCGAACTGGGCTCTGTCCAAAAGGAGGCAATGTATGACCGTGAGGGTAGACTTGTGGAGGGATACTACGCACTCAAAAACAGCAAAACACAGGAGCTATTGCAGTCTCCGCCGGTTGCAAAAACCTATAAGCTTGTCGACCACTCAATGGCGTTTCGTGAACAGGCTGAATCGTTACTTGCTAATGAATCGTTGCCTCACCAAAACCTCACGGTAGTGGATCGGATCTTCGACGAAGGCCGTCGAGCAACTCGGGCGGTTTACTTCAACGATCTCACGTTCGATATCGACGGCAAAGGGGAAGGAATCACGGCTCGAGCCGATATCATCAACAGCGTCGATATGAGTTGGGCCTTTCAAGTTTTCTCTGGTGCTTACCGTGACTATTGCCGTAATACGATGGTGTTCGGCGGGCAGAAAGCTTACCACCAGAAACGCAAGCACACCCTGAATTTGAGCGTGAAAGCGATGATAGCCAAGTCAACGCTCGGGCTTGGGATGTTCAACTCGCACCGCGCCCAGATGGAGAAGTGGCGCACGATTGAACTGAGCCAGAATGATTGGGTTGAGGTTCTGGAGAATACTGTTTGCAAGAAGGGCGGCGAGGCGGCCGCATTGTCGGTTGATAAAACCACACGTGTAAACGGTAAGCTTCTCGACTATCTCAACCACCGATTCCAAGAGGAACAGCGCGAACTCGGGCCGACTCTGTGGGCCGGATATAATGCGTTGACCCATTGGGCTACCCACGTCGATGAGACTTGGGAGCGCCAGAACGAAGACGGCACTGTAAGCGAACTGACAACCTCACGAGGGAACAGCAATCCGCATCGGGTCCAGCTTACACGTGAGGCAAAGGTGAGGGCAGTCCTCGACCATCCACGATGGTTATACTTGGAAGAGGCCGCATAGTGTTTGATCTGATAACAGCAATCTATAAAGTGATGGTGATCTTTCTTGTCATTGTCATTCTTTCTTTAATATTTGGATAAGGAACCAAAACCATGAAAACCACACAGGAACTACGCGATGATATCGCAACACTAAGGACAGACCTCAACGTGATCACTATGAAGATCGAGAAGGCGCAGACTCAGTTAAGCGACGCAATCGAGAACCTCGATGGTGTGTACGATGGCAACGTCTCCGCAAAGGATGACGCGAACCAGTTAATGCTCGATCTTGATCGGAAAATCCAAAAGGGTGCAGATATTGGCCGGAAGATCAATACGACGCACTACCGTATGCTCGCCTTACTGGATCACTACGGTCCGATGCCTCGGGCGCATATTGCCCGGATGCTCGGCGTTAAGGAGGCGACCGTTTCACAATATGCTCACTGCATCCACCATCATAAGATGGGGCGCTTGCAATCTCGAAAAGGTGTTGTTAGTCTTCAATACGTAGGCGGCGACGTCCGCTCCAATGAGTACTTCAAAATCTAAAGGGGAATACAATTATGGGTATGCAAGTTAAAAAGAGCGTCCACTTTACAGCCGACCAGATCAGGGGCCTCCGTGATCTGTGCCAAGGTGTACACTGGGCAACCGACGATAACGGGAAGCGTAACTTTTACGTATCCAAGAACGAGGCTAAAGTCGCGCAAGAACTCTCCAGCCTATTACACGGGTGCGAGAGCTTGTACATGAGCTTACGAGCTACCGAGTCCGACTAGGGATTCCCTCAAGCCGGTTCCGAGTTTCTCCATTTCTCGGATTATCCAACCGGCTCTTTTGCCCCCATCACTGGGGGCTTTTTTTTGCCCGCCAGAAAAATACCTAAGCCTTTGTCTGGTCTAGCTTTCGGTAATATTCGCCAGTACTCCCCGAGCTATATAACCCCACCTCGACAGTAACACTTTTGAAACTGTCAGCCGGAACCCAAAAAGTAAAACCTTGCGCGGCGCGTATATGCCCCTGCGGTATATGGCGTGGTCAATTACTGGTTAACCCAAAATGGCAACTGGTAGTTGTTGGATCAGGGGAAACATTAAAATTAGCGCTATAGGAGGGCAAGGGCCACTGGGGGGGTAGGTATATGTGCTAACAAACTGTCGATAATTTTTGTATTTTTGGGTATGTTTCACGAAATGTTTCACATGCGGGCTTGCGTTTAGTAGCCCCAACGGTAGCCCCGGCATAAAAAAACCCCGATGGCAAGGGGATACCAACGGGGTTCTACGCGGAGGGAGGTAAGCTCGGGGGTTTACGTGTGTATATACCCCGGCGGGCTTACAATCCCATTGTACTGTCGGGTGCTCTTCCTGTCAATAGCTCCGTAAAATTTATTTTTCTTGACAAAACAACTGAATAGTTACCATAATAAGACTGTATTGAAGGGCGAGATGGCAGGGGAAGACAAATTCTATCGGCCATGTGACCAAGAGTTCCGAGACCACAGCCCCTTTTTTACATTTTTTTTATATTTTTTGGTGTTCAACCATGAATCTACTACCCCAACAGCGGAAAAAACGTGAGTTATCCGACAAACAGCAATCATTTCTCACCGCTCTCTTTGAAAACGGAGGAAACTTCTCCCGAGCCTGCGAAGTTGCAGGTTACTCGCAAGGTTCCATCGGCCATCTCAAAGAGTCATTGGCGGATGAAATCATTGACGGAGCACGGAATATACTTGCAGGTGGTGCTGTTAAGGCCGCAAATAAGATTGTGGCAACAATTGACTCCCCGGAAATTGAGAGGGGAGATAATATCCGTCTCCAAGCCGCCGAAAGTCTCCTCAATCGTGTCGGCTTGGGGAAACAAGAGACTCACAACGTCAATGTCCAAGCTGTACATGGGGTGGTTTTACTCCCCCCGAAGAAAGAGATGGTTGTAGATCACGTTGAGTGAAGAAGTTGAAGCCCCTGTACGCAAGCGGGGAAGACCGAAGAAAGATCCGAACGCTCCGAAGGCGCGTTATCACCTCTCTACTGCGGAAAAAGCGCGTAGAGCGACGCAGGCAAGCATAAATCGGTCGAAAAAAGAGGCGGCAAAGAAAAAAGCCGCCGCAAAAAAGCAAAATCAGCGGGCGAACCAGCGTATTCGTGCCGCACATAAAGTTGAAACAGCCTTGAAAGGCAAAAAGTCTCGTCTTGTAGACATGGGAGATGTTGACCAATTACCTTCACACGTAAAGGAGCTAATTGGTGAATCTGATGTTGTATTTCAACCTAATGCGGGGCCTCAAGAGGAATTCTTGTCTGCCCCAGAACAAGATGTATTGTACGGCGGGGCGGCTGGAGGCGGAAAAAGTTTCGCTTTGCTTGCTGATCCTCTCCGGTATTGTCACAATCCTAACCATCGGGGGCTTCTTCTACGCCGCACTCTCGATGAGTTGACTGAACTCATATCAAAGTCGAAACAACTGTACCCCAAAGCGTTTCCCGGCGCCACATTCCGTGAAAGTAAGTCGACGTGGGTCTTTCCATCCGGAGCTACTATATGGTTCTCATACCTCGACAAAGACAAAGACGTCACTCGATATCAGGGACAGGCATTCAACTGGATAGCTATTGATGAAATCACCCAGTATCCCACACCCTATGTATGGGAATACCTTCGGTCACGTTTACGGACTACAGACCCAGAACTCTCTGCAAACTTATCCATGCGTTGCACGGCCAACCCCGGCGGTGTCGGCGGATGGTGGGTCAAAAAAATGTACATCGACCAAGGAGAGCCCGGTAAGCGTTACGTTCCATCCGACATGGAATCGGGAAAGTCATACGTATACCCGGATGGACATGCAAAGGCAGGTCAACCGCTCTACTGGCGAAAGTTCGTACCCGCAAGACTCACAGACAACCCATACCTCATGCAGGACGGACAGTATGAGGCAATGCTCCTCTCACTACCAGAGGTTGAAAGAAAACGCTTGCTCGATGGCGATTGGGACGTTGCTGAGGGATGTGCATTCCCAGAGTTTAACAAGCTCAAACACTGCGTTGAACCAATTGAATTACCGACAAATTGGCCGCGCATACGAGCCTGCGACTACGGCTACGCAAGCCCTTCGTGCGTATTATGGGGCGCAATCGATTGGGACAACAACATATGGGTCTATAGAGAATTATACGTAAAACACTTTACAGCAGAACAACTTGCCGCTAAAATATTAGAAATGGAGGAGTGGGACCCACAACC